TGCTTATTTACCGTGCCCAGCTTGGGCTTACCGGTTTTAGGCGTTTTTTTGCTAATCCTAGTTTTGATAAACGCCGCCAGCAAATTGCGGGGGATTTTTACGATCAATGGAAAAAAGGCAACCGTGGTGAACCGGGGGATTGGCGATGAGTGAATTAATTTTTATATTTTTCTTTTTCAGCGGTGTAATTGTTTGGGGTTTTGCCCTTTTTGTAATACTTAAAATATGGTTTGAAAAATGATGTCACCGCTATTGATAGCAACTGTTGGCGTAATTTATTTTTGTATTTCAATAAATTCTTTTATTAACGGTCAAATGGGCTTGGGTATATCGTTTTTAGGTTATGCCATTGGTTCAGTTGGCCTTTACTTCCAGGCCCTATGAAACCCGATTCCCGTGTTGTTGATCCCAATGATTGTGTAGATTACCTATACGAATTTGCCCCGGAATATGCTAAAGCCAAGGGCGAACTGGCAGAGTTGGAAGCTTATCGCCATTCATTGCGTAGTATCAAAATGAAACAGTCATCCGAACAAAGTTTGGGTGCCCAGGAACGTGAAGCTTACGCCAGCCAGGAATACCAGGACTTATGCAAAGCCATTGGTGCGGCTACGTTTAAAACTGAAATGTGGAAGTACCGCCTGGAAGCGGCAAAGCTACGGTTTGAAGCTTGGCGTACCCAGGAAGCCAGTAACCGTAACCTTGAAAGATTAACCAAATGAACAATGAACCAGTAGCGTATTGGGATGGAAAACACTATGCAAGCAAAGATAAATCTAGTCTTGCTGATATTCCACTCTATACCCATCCAGTAAAAGAACAAAAGTGCGTTGTGAAGGATTGCGAAAACCATAAGCATGAAGGCAGTTTTAATGGCGATGTATGTAGCCCATGCTATCAATTTATTGCTCATGGTAAAGGTATTCATTCACAAGCGTATCGAAACGCAAAGCCAGCAGAACTAACAGATGAGGAAATAATTAGCACAATGGTGCAGTTTGATGTTTATTCAAGTGATGACCATTGCTTGATTGAAGCTGGCAGGGCAATACTAAGAAAGGCGTAAGAGAAATGAATTTAAAACTGATTGAATCGTTTGTAGAGTTAATTGAATTAGGTGCTTTTGCAAATAAAGAGGATATTGTCAAAGGCTTAAACTCCGCAATTAAAGTAACTAAAAAACAAGCAGAACTAACAGATGAGGAAATATTAGAACTGACTAAGGATTCAAGCGTATTTGAGTACCGAGAATTTGATGATGACATGGTTAGATTTGCTAGAGCAATACTAAGAAAGGCACAAGAGAAATGAACGCAAATGAATTGGCTGATGCAATGGACACACACGGCTTTAGATACCACCATGTTAAAAAAGCAGTAGCCATGCTACGCAAGCAACAAGCCGAAATCGAGGAATGGAAGCGCAAGTACAAAGATATGCACAACTTAGCAACACAAGCTATGAGCAAAGTGCATGAAATAGAAAAGGCACAAGAGAAATGAACACAACCAGCACAACAGATGGTCAGCCAACAGTAACTTGGGTATTGGAAACAAAGTTTAAAGAATTATCAGATGAAGCAATTATTACTGTTGCAGACCCTTTAAATTTATGGAATGTACCAAAAGATAAGCTAATTGAATTTGCTAGAGCAATACTAAGAAAGGCACAAGAGAAATGAGCCAGTTAGATGAAGATTTTGAAGAATGGGCACCGTTTCTTTTGCATTTACTTGAAGTTAACCGATTAAAAGCAGAAAACGAACAATTACGTAATCAAATTAAACACTTGGAAAGCCAGGTTTACGGGGGAACAACTAAATGATTGACTATTCAACACCTTATCTTGCATTGCACAAATTAATGAAAGATTTTCATGCCGCCACAATTCAGGGCGAATATAAAAAAGCATACGAAATAGCAATAGATATTACCGATCTATCCCAGCAATTAGAAGATATTGCTAAAGGAATGGCTAGTGCCTATTCTGATTGAGTTAACCCCGGCCGAAATACAAATGGCCGCCTTGGTAGGCACCCAGCGCACGGTCCAATGTATTCAAAACGGATCAAAGCATAGGTACGGGGCTAAAGATACCAACGCCTGGCAAATGAGTATTGAAGGGGCAATGGGCGAATGTGCCCTGGCAAAACACCTTGGCATATTTTGGTCAAAAGGAACCCCTGGCGCAACTGACGTAGGCCCCCATGACGTAAGGCAAACCCATTATGCTAATGGGCAACTTATCGTTCATCCTACTGATGATAATAACCGCCGCTTTTACCTGGTGACGGGATTATTGGGTAAATATGCAATACATGGGTATATGTACGGCAAAGATGCTAAACAACAAAAATATTGGGCCGACCCCCAAAATACAGGCAGATGGGCTTATTTTGTTCCGCAATCAGATTTAATATGGAACAATAATGAACGCATTAAAAACGATGACAATTGGTTAGATGACTAAAACGGAAAAAGATTATTATGCGAAGCTGGCTAGATTGGGGTGCATATTGTGCCAACAAAACGGAATCCTTGATACCGATACACCCGTGGAAATCCATCATATTCGCAGACATGGCCAACCAAGAAAAAGTGCTAATACGATACCCTTGTGTATGTGGCACCATCGCCTTGGAAATACCAGCGTTCATTCCCTTGGCCACCGGGGCTTTCAAAAATACTGGGGCTTCAGCGAAGAAGATTTGTACGAAAAAACCCAAGAATTGTTAAATGACAATAATTAAACTGCCCTACCCACCCAGCGTTAATACTTATTGGCGTAACTTTAGGGGCAATACTGTTTTAAGCCAAGCTGGCCGGGAATATAAAAAAGCAGTATGGGCTTGTGTGCATGAACAAAAAATACCCAAATTTGGCGATAAACGGCTAGAAGTGACTATGTGGTTTTATCCCAGGTCCAAGGTAGTCACGGATTTGGATAATCGTTTGAAAGCAGTTTTAGACGGTTTAGAAGAAGCAAACGTATTTTCATGCGATGGCAATATTGACGTACTAATGATTCAACGTGGCGAACAACGTAAGGGTGGCGGCATTGATGTAATGATAGAAGTAATTTAAAATTAGCTATGGCAGAAGAATACGAACTAGGCACCGTTGGCCCTATACCAACCGTTAACCCCAATGTAGCAAGAATTGGGGAAATGCTAAAAATTGCCAAAAAATATGCTGATCAATATTACGTTAAAGATTACGTTCCATTAATTGGGGGAACAACCCTGGGTGAGTTTCTTTTAGGTAAAGCACCGGAAGAAGTAGAACGTTGGGGCCAAGGCGATTATCCATTTAGAAATTCTAATGAAGTAGTAAGGACCGGCGGCAATCGCCTGGATGTATGGAAAACGGGGCGTTTTGAACCTACTTTTGATGTAGTTATGAACGTTGGATTGCCATTAGCCGGGGCCGCTAAAGTTACTAAAAACGTACCAGTTGGCGCAAGCATTATGGGGCCGGAATCAAAGCTATGGAAACCTGAAATGGCGTTCCAGGCTGGAAAAATGGAAGCCAAAGGGTCCAAGCCGGAAGAAATATTAGAAGCTACTGGCATGGTACGGGGCCTTGATAACCAATGGCGTACAGAACTTAGTGATCAATTTGCCAAAATGAAACAAAAAGGCGATATGTTTAGCGAACAATATATGGCCGCTAAAGATATTGGGCCTTGGTCAGTTTATTTAAACAAAGCTGAAGAAGCTAAGTATGGCCGTAGCCCACCCGAAATTCACAAAATGACGGAAAAAGAATTTCAAGCTTATAAAGATTTTAGAAGCCAAAAGCTTGATGAATACAACGTTTTAGAAACAACGCCAGTAAAAGTAAAAGACGTATTAGAACACCCTGAATTGCTCAAAGCTTATCCGGAATTAGGTGAAATTAAAGTTAAAGTTGGTAGCGGTCATGGCGGCGTTAAGGGCAGTTATAACCAAAAAGAAAATGAAATAACGTTAGCCGCTTATTTATCGCCTGATGAAGCCCGTTCTACTATGTTGCATGAGTTAACGCACGGCATACAAGGTATAGAAGAATTTAACCGTGGTGCCAATTCAGCGCAATTAATGCAATATTTTGCCAATCAAAAACAAGGAATAATGACAAACATTGAAGCTTTAAATAAAGAAGCTAGTGTTGCATTAAAAGCTGGGGATAAAGGCACTTACGATAATTTAATGGCCCAGCGTGATCAATTATCAAAAAAATATATAGAAATGGACCCACAAAAACTGGGTTATGAAACATATTTAAAGCATGGCGGTGAAGCAGAAGCACGTATGGTTCAAAACAGGATGAATTTAAGCCCTGAAGAATTGCGTCAAAACTTTCCATACCAAAATGCGCCAAATCAATACGGGTTAGACATAAACCCTGATGAAGCAATTATTACTACAAAAACACCTGGAACTATTAACCAGCCATCACAAAGCTTAGACATAAAGGGGTTTAAAGATGAAGGAAATTTTAGAAGGGTGGGAGAACCACAATCAAACCTTGAAAAGTTTGGGATTGCCGGAAATGAACAAACAAGATTACCAGGCGGCCTTATTGAGAACGCCGGCAGAATCACACGAGGAAGCAATCCGGATGACATTGCGAAACAGGCCGAATTCATCCAAGCCAACTTAGGCAACCCGGAGTTCAACAAAGCTTTAGCATTAGCGCAAAAGCATAATCCTGATTTTGACCTACGGGCCATTAAGGATATGCCTGAATCATCCCTAAGCAAACAACATTCCATAGCTAGAACCTATGATTTGTTGACTAAAGATAGCGTTTCACCCCAGCTAAAAAACGCCATTTATGATGATTACATGGCTAAATACCCTGACATGATGAAGCAGTATGGGATTAAAGATTACGATGATTTGGTAGAAAAATCATATGCCCAGTTAAGAAAAGAAATTGACCAGCAATTTGATGACATGGTTAAAGGCGGTATGAAATTGTCGTATCACCAAGGCGATGCTAATTACCTTGATTCCAGGGAAATGCTACGGGATGCCCTGGTAAACAACCATTTATATACCTACCGTGGCGGTGACGTACACCCATTGCTAAACGAAATGGATGAATTTTATGGCCTTAATAGTAATGAGAAATTCCGGGCGGTCCATGATTTTTTTGGCCACGGCACAACCGGGGCAACGTTTGGCCGTAAAGGTGAAGAAACTGCTTACGGTGCCCATGCCCAAACATTAAGCCCATTGGCCAGGGTAGCGGCCGCCGCTGAAACCAGGGGCCAAAACAGTTTTGTTAACTATTCCGGCATTAATGCTGATCTTGAACAAAAAATGATGTCAACTAGGATAGCCAGGGACCAAGCCGTACATCGTGGCGAATCGCCTGACCAATACGATGCCATTTTGCGTGACTTAGGCGGCCAATGGCAGTACGCTAAACAACAAGGCGTAGCGTTACCACCGGATATGCTGGAAGCTGGCTACAAGGGCGAAATGCCTGATTACATTAAAGGCAATTTATTTCCGGAACACGGGGTAAGCCACAAGGGCTACCATTATTCCAATTTATCAGATTTGGAATCAACTGATCCGGCCAAATATGGTTATGGAATACGGGGCGCAGAAGCTAAAAGATTGGCCCTTCCAGGATCAATAAAAGAACGCACCTATTTTTACAATGAACCTGGGATGCGTGAACCTGGGCTTGGCCGCAATCAATACGAAGCAGATTTAAACCATTTTTACGATACTGAAGCTGATCCAGCCGGGATTATTCGTATGGCAGATAACTTTAATCGTGATAAAAACGGCATATTGGATAGTGCCGGTAAAGCTAATGATATTGAACGCATGATGCGTGAAGCTGGGTACCACGGTTACTTTAATCAAAACACCGGAGTTGGTATATCTTTTGAGCCACAAATAGTGCGTGAATATTCACGTGAATAATTGACAAAGTAGTAAAATAGCGGAAAATGTAGTTTGTATTACCCCATCACATAGGAGAACTAATCATGGGCAAAATGGATTCAATGAAGGGCGTACCTTCAACAACTGGCGCAACTGCACCTAAAGGCGTTGATTCTAGCGATGCTACTGGTGAACGCCACGGCAAAATCGTTAATGGCGTAGCAATGGGCAAAGAAGATATGACCGGTGCTGACAAACAGTTCAACACAGGCCGTACCGCTGGTATTTGCTATACGCATACCCGTGACTGCTACCAAAACTGCGACTAATCATGGGCTTCAATGCTGATCTAAACCCCAAGGGCAGTAAATCTATGGATTTGCTGGAAATGGTCAAAATGGAAGATTATTTGGAACGCAGAAAAGCTTTAAGTTCTGCAAGGCCAGCCGTTAAACCGGCGGCAAAAACGGCAACACCAGCCGCAGATGCTATTTTGGCTAAACCAGTTCCAAATAATATGCTCAAAAGTAGTGCTGATGATATGGGTACGGAATTCAGATTCAATACCAAGCAACACGCTAACGACAATATGGGATAAAGCGAAAACCCCTAGCACGTGAAGGTAAACTAGGGGCTTTCTAACCAAACAAGTAATCGGAGAACTTGCATGGCTGATGTAGATTTTATATTAAAACCGCTGGGGGACAAGATAGTTGTTCGCCCGGATAAACGCATTTTAAGTTCTGTAATCCTGGTCAATAATCAGGAAGTGGATAACATGGGTACGGTAGTAGCCGTAGGCCCAGGCAAAAAGATAAAAGGCCGCCGGGAAGCAATGCCGGTAGAGGTAGGTCAATACGTCAGATTTGGCACGATGGGCAAAGATTCCAATGCCGAATACCTTAAATATCAAGAATACTTTACTAACAATGAACGTTATCTGATAATGTCATGGCAAGACGTATGCTTTATAACTGACGGAGAACAACCAAATGGCAACTAAACCCGGACTTTATTCAAATATTCATAAGAAGCAAGAACGGATTGAAAAACAAAAGGAAGCTGGCGGTAAGGTAGAAACAATGCGTAAACCTGGAAGCAAAGGCGCACCAACCGCCCATGCGTTTAAAGATTCCGCTAAGACTGCTAAGAAGAAGTAATCATGGCTACTAAAAAACACGATAAGCCAATAGAACATAAAACTACTGGTAAAGGCAAAACCTACAATCCTACGGATAAGGGTGCCGGCATGACTGCTAAAGGCCGTGCTGAATACAACGCTAAAAACGATGCAAACCTAAAGCCCCCGGCCCCAAACCCTAAGACAGAAAAAGATAAGGGCCGCAAGGCATCATTTTGCGCTAGGATGGAAGGCGTAGTAAAGAACGCTAAAGGACCAGCGGAACGGGCTAAAGCAAGCTTAAAGAACTGGAATTGCTAATGTTTAAGCGGTTTATAGATTGGGTAATGAACGTAATTGAGCCGGCAAAGCCGCCCAAACCTATTGCAAAACCTAGAACCCGGCCTTAAGTAAAGAAAGCCACAACACGAAAGACCACTATGCCATTAACTAAAAGCACTAGCCCTAAAGCATTTAAGGAAAACGTAAAAGCTGAAATCAAGGCTGGTAAGAAACCTGACCAGGCAGTAGCGATTGCATATTCGGTTAAACGTGAAGCGGCAAAAAAACCATCAACAACGAAAGGTAAAAAATGATTATTAATTTTGGCGATTTAACTATTCAAGAAGCCCAGGTAGTATTGGCTGGACTAAAGAAGCTTCCAATGGAAGCGGTAGAAGTATTGCATAACAGGCTATTGACTATGGCTAATGAGCAATTTATTGCCCAGCAACCCCAAGTAAACCCTGATGACATTACAATTGTTAAGAAGGCTGAAGAACCAGCTACGGCAGAGTAAAGAAAGCTTTACAAATCATGACATTACCAATTGAAACAAATAAAGTGGGTGCGCCTGAAGGCAATGACAACGCCAGGAAGGGAAAACTGTTTTATGATCAATTGCGTAGGGTGCTGGTACAGAACGATCAATTGAAGTTACGCCAGGTTAGCGAGAAGCTAGTAGATGCCGCTATTGAAGGTGAACCTTGGGCCGTAAAGGAAATCATGGATAGGATGGATGGCAAACCAGTAGCCATTCAAGAACTACAAGGCCCTGATGGATCACAACTGAAAGCTGGCTTTACATTGATATTTGAAGAACCAGGTAATGTCACAGACAATCCAGGAAGCTAAAGCCAAGGCACGGTTCCCGGCAAAGCTTAAATGTTTATTTGAACCAGCCCATGCCAGGTATAGAGTTTTATACGGTGGGCGTGGTGGTTCCAAATCCTGGAACATAGCCAGGGCATTACTTCTTAAAGGGTGCGAACAAACCATACGGGTACTATGCGCCCGTGAATACCAAACCAGTATTAAAGATTCGGTCCATAAACTGCTATGTGATCAAATATTTAACTTGGAAATAGAAGCCCATTACGAAATTACTGAACGCACCATTAGGGGCATAAACGGCACCGAATTCATATTTGTAGGCGTTAAAAACAACACAAACAACGTTAAATCCATTGAAGGCATTGATATTTGTTGGGTGGAAGAAGCCCAATCTGTAAGCCCTAATAGCTGGAACGTCCTGATTCCAACCATACGAAAAGCTGATTCTGAAATATGGATTAGCTTTAATCCTGAATTGCCTACTGATGAAACCTGGAAGCGGTTTGTTATGAACCCACCGGAAAACGCAGTAGTTCAAAAGATTAATTGGTCCGATAACCCCTGGTTCCCTGAAGTGTTAGATTTGGAAAGGCGAACCCTTCAAGGTAGGGACACAGAAGCTTATAACAACGTTTGGGAAGGAATTCCCCGGCAGACGGTCAATGGTGCCATATTTGCTAAAGAAGTCACTATGGCTGAATTAGAGGGCCGCATATGTAACGTGCCTTACGATGCCACCAAACCCGTTCATGCAGTTTTTGATTTGGGGTGGGCCGATCAAACGGCCGTGTGGCTACTGCAATTTGTTGGCCAGGAAACTAGGTTATTACGATATTTTGAAGATAGCCAGCAAACCATAAGTTATTACATGGCCAAGCTTCAATCATTCGGGTATATGTATGACACGATATGGCTACCGCACGATGCTAAAGCTAAATCCTTGGGTACCGGTAAATCAATTGAGGAAATAGTACGGGCCACCGGAATGAAGGTACAAATCCTGGACCGGGTGCCAGTTGCAGACAGTATTAATGCGGCCAGGACCATCTTTTCTAAATGCTATTTTGATAGGCAAAATACCGAAGAAGGCTTACAATGCCTTAGACACTATCGGTATGACGTTGACCCTGATACGAAAATGTTTAGTGCCAAGCCACTACATGACGAATATTCGCACGGGGCCGATGCCTTCCGGTACATTGGTTTAATGATTAATGAACCTAGAAAAGCCCAACCAAAACGGGCTAATCAACGGGCACAAGTAGGCTGGATGGGATAAATATGGCTGACAACTACGATGAAAAAAAATATTACGGCGATGCGGACGGCGATCCCCGGATTTCAGAAGCAATTGAATTCTTACGCCAGGCCGCAGAAGCCGATACTACTAATCGTGCAGAAGCCCTAGATGACGTAAAGTTTGCCGCTGGTGATCAATGGCCAGTAGAAATCCAAAATAGCCGTAACCTGGAAGCCAGGCCATGCCTAACCATCAATAAAGTTGATGCATATGTAAGACAGATTTGTAACCAGCAACGCCAGCAACGCCCACGGATTAAGTGCCAGGGCATGAACAATCAAACTGATGCCAAGATGGCAGAAATGATTACTGGCATATGCCGGCACGTGGAAGTTAATTCCAATGCCGATCATGCGTATGACACGGCGTTTGACTTTGCAGTACGCATGGGATGGGGATATTGGCGTGTAACTACTGATTATGTACGCCCTGATTCGTTTGACCAGGAAATCTACATTAAGCCAATTGATAACCCATTTACCGTTTATTTTGATCCTAATTCAACTGCCCCGGACGGTTCCGATGCAGAAAAATGCCTTGTTACCGTAGTAATGGCTAAAGAAAACTTTAGGAAAATGTACCCGGATGCAGATGATGGCGGTAGCTTTTCAGCCCGTGGAACCGGTGATAGCAATAGCGAATGGGTAACAAAACACGATATACGCATTGCAGAATACTTTTATACCCGTATTGAAAGCACTTCCTTAGTTCTTTTATCGGACGGCACAACCGCCTATGAAGATGAATTGCCAAGCGCAGAAACAATGGAACTGGCTGGAGTTTTTGAAGTAAGCCGCAGAAAAACATTTAGAAAAAGCATTAAATGGTGCAAATTGACGGCCATGCAAGTGTTAGAAGAAGGTACCTGGGCCGGCAAATACATACCAATCGTGCCAACTTATGGCCAGCAATGCGTAGTAGATAACAAGCGCAAGAAGTTTGGCCTTGTACGTATGGCTAAAGACCCCCAGCGTATGTATAACTTTTGGCAAACATCCATGACTGAATCGGTAGCCCTGGCACCGAAAGCTAAATGGATCATGGCAGAAGGCCAAGACGAAAACCACGAATCAGAATGGGCTAGTGCAAACAATACGTCCTATTCTTATCTGCGTTACAAACAAACAGACATTAACGGCCAGCCAGCACCGCCCCCAATTCGCCAGGCACCGGAACAACCACCAGTAGCAATTATGGCGGCCGCCCAAGCAATTACCCAGGATTTACAAGCCGTAGTAGGCATTGTTGATCCTAACCAGTTACCAATGGGCAACATTAGCGGCAAAGCATTGCAAGGCCAGCAACAACAAGTGGATATGACCAATTTCCACTATTACGACAATTTGACCCGTTCAATTGCTCATACTGGCCGGATTATCCTTGATTTGATCCCTAAGATTTATAGCCAGGAACGTGTAATGCGGATTATTGGTGATGATGGTAAACCCGAATTAACCACCATTAACCAGCGCACAGGCGAATCAGATGAAAACGGCATTGAAAAGATATTAAATGACGTAACCGTGGGCGAATATGACGTAGTTATGGAAACTGGCCCTGGTTACAACACCAAACGCCAAGAAGCAGTTGATTCCATGATGTCATTACTGGCCGCTGATCCTAACTTAATGGCCCAAGCCGGTGATTTAATCTTCAGGAATATGGATTTCCCTGGTGCAGACATTATTGCAGACCGCCTAGCGGCAGTTAACCCAATGGCCCAAATTGATGAAAAATCACCAATACCGCCACAAGTTCAGATGCAATTAGCCGCTAATCAGCAACAAATGCAAGCTATGCAAAAGCAAATGGAAGTTATGCAAATGGTAATGAAGTACCGCACCGATGTAGAAGCAGTACGTCAAACTGGTGAGGACCGCCGTGCCGTTATTGCCGCTGAAGTTAAGATGCGTGACCAAAATACCCGTTCATTGACAAGCCAAAACAAGACCGAAATTGAAGCATTGATGAAGCTGATTCTTGGCCAAATGGACACCGCCAGGTTAGAAGCTGAAATTATGAATAGAAACCAAGAACAGTATCAAATGATGGATAAAGCCACCAATGCCATTGAAGATAATATGGCCGTGATGGCACCAAGCCAGGAACAAATGGCACAACAACAACAAATGGCGCAACAAGCCCAACAAATGCCGCAAGGACAACCGCCACAACAACCGCCCCAACAAATGATGTAGTTGCAAAACACTAGATATAGTATTAAGATTACTTAACAACACTACCTATGGTGTATTCATAGGGTTAATTCTTGGGATCATAACCATGTCAGAAGCACAAGTAGCAGAAGTAGTAGCCGAACAACCTAAACAGGCTAGTACGGTAGTAACAAGTGAAAATTTAGCGGAATTTAATGCTGATAAATTAGGTTTAGCTTCCGAAGAAAGCCCAACTGCGGCTACTGTTGAGGAAACTCCAGTAGAGCCAGCGGCTAAAGAAGGACAGAGTGAACCAAAATTAGCTGATGATGAAGCGACCGGAACAGATGAAAAGAAGCAAAACCCAAAGTTAGAAAAGCGGTTTTCTGAACTGACAAAGCAACGTAAAGAAGCTGAAGCCAGGGCAGAAGAAGCAGAAAGACGTTTGGCGGCACTTGAAGGTAAACAGGCACAACCGGCGCAAGCCCAGCCTGAAAGCACTCAAAAGCCAACCCCTGACAATTACAAAGATGCGTTTGAATATGCAGAAGCATTGTCGCAATGGTCAGCGGAACAAGCGTTATTAAAGCGTGAATTGGAAGTTAAGCAAAAAGAGTTTGAAGTTCAAAAGCAAAAGGTTATCCAAACCTGGCAAGAAAAACTTGAAGCAACGATTGCTGAACTGCCCGATTACGAAGATATGGTGGCATCAAGTAATGTGAAGGTAAACGACACGGTACGTGATGCAATACTTGAAAGTAATGTAGGGCCAAGAATCCTATATGAACTAGCAAGTGATGACGATATAGCTGAAAAGCTTTCTACCATGTCAACTGCAAGCGCATTAAAGCTTATTGGGAAGCTGGAAGCTAAGTTTGAAAAGACTGAAGAACCAGTAAAAGCGGAAAAGAAAACTGTTGCGGCGAAGTCTAAAGCACCTGAACCTATTCGTCCTTTAAGGTCCACGGGTGGCGTAGCTGATGTAGGTATGGATGGCAACGATATGTCATACCAACAATGGAAAGCCGCACGACAGGCCGGGAAGATTAGATAAGGTAAACCTAATTTAATTTTTAAGGAATTATCATGAGTAATAATTTATTAACCATTAGCAAGATCACCAACGAAGCGTTGATGGTCCTAGAAAACGAACTTACATTTACAGGCCAAGTTGACCGTAACTATGATGACCAGTTTGCCGTAGTTGGCGCAAAAATTGGCCAAACTGTTAACGTTCGCCGTCCTGGCCGTTTCCTTGGCGCAATTGGTCCTAACCTAGTAGTTGAAGATTTCAATGAAACTTCAGTACCAGTTACATTGTCAACACAGTTCCAAGTTTCTACCCAGTTCACAACCCAAGATTTGGCATTGTCTTTAGATATGTTCTCTGATCGTATTCTGAAGCCAGCAATTGCTACTGTTGCTAACAAAATGGACCGTGATGGCCTGGTAACTGCTAAAAACAATACCGCCAACATCGTTGGTACCGCTGGTACTGCCCCAACTGGTTTGATTACTTACCTTACTGCGGCCGCTTACCTTGATTCTGAAGGCGCACCACGTGATGGCCGCCGTTCATGCACAATCGAGCCATTTACTTCTTCAACCATTGTTGATAGCTTAAAAGGTTTGTTTGTACCAACATCACAGATTTCAAGCCAATACACTAAGGGCTTGATGGGCCGTGATTCCGGTGGTATGAACTGGTACATGGATCAAAACGTTGTATCACAAACGTTCGGTTCTTATGCTTCCGCAACATTGTCTTGCAACGTAACAACTGCAACTGGCTTCCTAACTAGCGGATGGGCTTATTCAAGCAACATCACTATTGGTGCTACTTCTGCGGCCGCTACATTGAACCAGGGCGATACATTTACCATTGCTGGCGTATTTGCGGTTAACCCACAAAACCGTCAATCTTATGGCAAATTGCGTAATTTTGTAGTTCAATCTACAACTGCAATTGGTTCCGGTGGTACTGCAACTGTTACTGTTGTTCCAGCCGTTATTACTGCTGGCCAGTTCCAAAACGTTAGCGTTACATCAAGCGGTTCACAGACTGTTACCCCATTCAACAATACTGGCGTAACTTCACCACAGAACATTTTGATGCACCGCAATGCGTTTACTTTAGCTTGTGCTGACTTAGAATTGCCTGAAGGCGTTCATTTTGCTGGCCGTGCTTCTGATAAAGAACTTGGTTTGTCAATCCGTGTGGTCCGTCAATACACCATTAACAACGATTCCATCCCAACACGTTTGGACGTTCTGTATGGCTGGGCACCTTTGTACCCTGAATTGGCTTGCCGTATCGCATCGTAATGAAATAGGGGGGATCAAACCCCCCATTTTTGAACATTAAATTTAAGGAATTAATATCATGGCAAATCCAGGCCCAGCAACAACCGTAACAAATCACCCATCGAATCTATCTAGCAACCAGGCTATTCGTGTTCTAGCTTCTTTCCAGGGTGTAAACGTCAACGCAACCGGCGATACCGTTCTACCTATTGTTAATACCAATTCGTATTCTGTATCAAACGTTATTTTCACTAATGCATCAACCAGCTTGACAACTGCCGCCGCCGGTGTATTTACTGCACCTTCCGCTGGTGGTACTGCAATCGTAGCCAATGCCGCTTTATCAGCATTGACCGGTTCTACTGTTGTTAGCCAGCGTACTGTTGCATCAACTGCACTACAAACTGGTGGTAACTTGTATGTAAACGTTGGTACTGCACAAGGTGCGGCCGCCACTATGGACGTTTATGTTTATGGTTACGATTTATCATTCCTACCTTAATAGGGACTAGGAAATAGTGAGGAAAGCCACCCCCATAAAGGGTGGTTTTTTTCGTTTTTAAGCTTATAATTAATCATCCTCATTTAAAGGAAATACTATGCCATCTACCACTATTGCCCGTGGAAATGCAATTCAAACTTTCTACATCCAACCATCAATTACCCCAGCCGAAGTTGCCGCTAACATTACTGCCGCACAAACTTTTACTGTTGCTGGACTATTAACAACCGACCATGTAAACGTATCGTGCGCTGGCGCACAGACTGCTGGCATTTTTATTGCTGATGCACGTGTTTCAGCCGCCAATACATTAAGCGTTCAATTTGGTAACTGTACCGCTGGTGCATTGACACCGGCCGCTGGTGCTTATTATGTTGACGTTGTACGTATTGAAGGTCCATTACCTACAACTGCGGGATAATCATGACTACTACAATTGGAATTAGACCAGTTGGCAAAACAACCATTATTGCGGTCACTACTACTGCTTCTACGCCAGTATTAATTACTACTAACAGTAATGACCAAATTAATTGGGCAGAATTTGCCAATACCGGTACCGTGCCCGTTGCTATTAAGATTGCTACCGCATCAACAAATGCGGTTCATCCGGCGGCTGGAACCCCAGGCGATTACACGTTAAACCATGATACTTCAGTAGTTTTAGCCGTTCCAACTATTCCGTATTATGTTTCAGCAATTACCGTAAGCGGTACTTCAACTTTGTACGTAACACCAGTAGATGCCCAATAATTAGGAAGTTTTATGACCAACCCATCTAATTCTGCGGTACAGAATTTATTACCAGTTCAGGCCTACTTCAATTTAGATGGGTCCTTTAATACTTTTATTGGCCAGGGAACGCCGTTTTATGCAACGGCTAACCCTATTCAATCCGGGCTAACAATTACAAATAGCACGTTAGATAGTTCACCAATTGGTTCTACAAGCCCTTCAACGGGTGTATTTACTAACATTGCAACTACAACGGGCACTATTACAACCCAACCAACCGGCGCAAATGACATTGTTAACTTGTTGGCATTGCAATCTTATGCCGCTGGAATTAGCTGGAAACAACCTTGTGCCGTAGCTACCCTTACAAATATTACATTGTCAGGTTTGCAGACTATTGATGGTTACACCACGTTGGCCGGTGATCGTGTATTAGTTAAAGACCAATCAACTGCCGCTAATAACGGTATTTATTTGGCTTCTGCAACTGCATGGACACGTTCCCTGGATGCAAATGTTTGGGATGAATTAGTTGCCGCTATTAGTTTTATTGAATATGGAACACAAAAAGGCGGTGCATGGTTTTGTACCGCACAACCAGGTGGAACATTAGGCGTAACTGCCGTTAACTGGTCCCAATTTACTACTTCAGCAACCTATACTGCTGGAACAGGGCTTACATTAACTGGCTTTGAATTTAGCATTACCAATACTGGCGTACCGGCATCAACTTATGGTTCCGCAACTGCAACCCCAGTATTTGCCGTAAATGCACAAGGGCAGATTACTGGCGTTACAAATACAACAATTACCCCAGCAATTGGTAACGTTACCGGCCTGGGTGCTAACGTAGCAACCTGGTTGGCAACCCCAACTTCTGCTAATTTAGCGGCCGCAGTAAGCGATGAAACTGGTTCAGGCGCATTAGTATTTGCTACTAGCCCAACATTAGTAACGCCAGCCCTGGGAACTCCAGCAAGCGGTGTAATGACTAACGTTACAGGCCTTCCGCTGACAACTGGTGTAACTGGTACGTTGGCAATAGGTAATGGCGGTACAGGACAAACTACTGCTACTGCCGCATTTAATGCACTTAACCCCATGACTACTACTGGGGATATTATTTATGAATCTTCCCCAACAACTGCCGCAAGATTAGGAATTGGTTCAACTGGCCAAGTATTAACTGTTGTTGCTGGATTACCGGCCTGGTCAAGTGTGGCGGCAAACGTTTCATCATTTAGTGCTGGAACAACTGGCTTAACACCATCAACCGCAACAACTGGCGTAGTAACATTAGCCGGTACATTGGTGGCCGCAAACGGTGGTACTGGTTTTGCAAGCTATACAGTAGGCGATATTCTTTATGCTTCAACAACTACTGCATTATCTAAATTAGCTGGCGTTGCAACTGGCAATGCTTTAATTTCAGGTGGCGTTGGTGCGGCACCAAGTTATGGAAAAATTGATTTAACTACAACTGTTTCAGGAATATTACCTGGCGCAAATGGCGGTACTGGCAATGGATTTTTTGCCGTATCAGGCCCAGCAACCGCACTCAAAACATTTACATTCCCTAATGCTTCTGCAACTGTATTAACTACTAATGCAGTAGTAACAGTAGCGCAAGGCGGTACAGGCGTTGCAACATTAACTGGTTTGGCTTATGGTAATGGCACTAGCGCATTTACTGCCGCAACTGCCGCCCAAGTGGTATCAACAATAAGCACAACTGCCGTTACTAATGCTACAAATGCCGCTAATTTAGCAATTGTTGACGATACAACTACTAATGCAACTGTATATCCCGTATGGTCCAATGGCACTACTGGAAATCAAGCTTTAGAAACATCATCCACAAGATTAAGCTTTAATCCATCAACTGGAACTTTAGCGGCCACTACATTTAGCGGTTCAGGTTCAAGTTTAACTGGCATTAGCGTTTCAAGTGCTTCAGGCACATTGCCAGTAGCCAATGGTGGAACAGGCCAAACAAGTTATACCAATGGCCAACTATTAATTGGCAATACAACTGGAAACACTCTTACAAAAGCTACATTAACCGCTGGTGCCGGAATAATAATTACCAACGGTGCTGGTTCAATAACAATTAGAACATCGGTATATTTTGCTGATTATTTAATTGCGGCTGGTGGCGGTGGTGGTGGCGGCGATTTTGGTGGTGGCGGTGGTGCTGGTGGTTTAATAACAGGATCAAACCAACAATTAGTAACTGGAACAACTTATTCATTTACTGTTGGTGCCGGCGGTGCTGGATCAACTTCTTCAGCCAATAGAAATGGTTCTGCTGGAAATAATTCAACTGCTTTTGGTTTGACTGCAATAGCTGGTGGCTATGGCGGTGGCGCAAGTAATGCTGGTGGATCAGGCGGTTCAGGCGGTGGTGGTTCTCCAAATGGTAGCGGTGGTTCAGGAACTTCAGGCCAGGGCAATACCGGTGGAAATGGAACTTCTTTAGGCACAAGTTACAACACAGGCGGCGGCGGCGGTGCAAGTGCAGTAGGTGGTAATGGTTCAGGAACAACTGGCGGTGCTGGTGGTGCCGGAACTGCTTCATCTATTACAGGATCATCCGTAACTTATGCTGGTGGCGGTGGTGGTATGGGCGGCAATGAAGCCGGTGGAACTGCAACTATTGGAACCGGCGGTGCTGGTGGTGGTGGTAACGGTGGCGCAAACAATTCAAGCAATGTTCCAGCAACTAGACCTCAAAACGGAACTGCTAATACAGGCGGTGGTGGTGGCGGTGCTTCTAACAGAAGCGTAGATTATCCTGGCGGTAATGGCGGTTCAGGTGTAGTCATTCTTTCTGTTCCAACTAGCGCATATTCAGGAACAACTACTGGAAGCCCAACTGTAACTACTTCAGGTTCAAATACTATTATCAAATTTACTGCATCAGGGAGTTATACCGCATGAGCCATTTTGCTAAAGTTCTTAATGGGCAAGTTATTCAAGTTATTGTTGCTGAACCTGAATTTTTTGATACTTTTGTTGATACAAGCCCTGGTCAATGGATACAAACTTCATACAACACGTATGGGAATCAGCACAAACTTGGCGGAACTCCATTAAGAGGAAATTATGCTAGTGTTGGTTATGTATATGATGCAACAAATGATGTATTTTATGAGCCACAACCTTATGCAAGTTGGACGTTAAATCATTCTACTTGGCTATGGGAAGCACCCAGTTCTTATCCTACCGATGGAAAATTATATTCATGGGATGAACCAACTACTTCTTGGGTAGAAGTATGATTAATTATTCTTGGTCATTTTTAGAATTATTTGCAAATCAAGATGAACTCATAAGCGTTCAATATTTGCTTTCCGGAACCGATGGTCAAACAACAGTTCAATCAAGCGGAAATCATACATTTTCACCTGGCGTAGCTAACAAACCTTTATCAACTATTGTTGAATCAGATTTAGTTCAATGGATTGAAAAAGACACCACTATTGATGAAGTAAATCTTATAAAATTAGGTATTGAAAATCAAATAAACGCCCTTGAAGGTCCAAAAAAAGTGGAATTTCCTTGGTTAGCCGGCACTTTTACGATTGAATAAATTATGACAACGCCAATTGATATTATTAGCCGTTCACTAAAAGACATTGGCGCATTAGCGGCTGGGGAAGCCCCAACTTCTGATGCCGCAATTGATTGTTTAGATATGCTAAACGATATGATTGATCAATGGTCAAACGAAGATTTTATTGTATTTAACACTACTGAAATCATTTCAAACGTAGTGCCAGGTCAAACCCAATACACTATTGGCCCCGATCCGCAAACTCTAAACTTTATTGGTGCAAACTTTACCGGCACGTTTTCAGGCGATGTATTGACTGTTACTAGCGTAACCCAAGGCGCAGTAGCCCAAGGCCAATATCTAAGCGGCCCCGGCATTACAACTGGAACCAAAATTGTTCAATTTTTAACTGGTGCTGGCGGCAACGTTAACGAAGTTGGCACATATAAATTAAACATTGTTCAAGGTACACAAACCCCAGTATTTACCGGTTCTATATCAGGGACAACATTAACAGTAACGGCCGTAACGTCCGGAAGCATTGGCATTGGTTCAGTTATTAGCGGAACTGGCGTTACTGGTGGAACAAGCATTACTGGCTTAATTAGCGGTACAGGCGGCGTAGGTACTTATACCGTTAGCGCAAGCCAAACCGTAGCTTCCACAACGATTACCGGCACCATTGTTGACACAAACATCCAGGCTTATTATCAAAAGCCATTAAGCATTGATTATGCTTATGTACGTATCAATACAAGCCAAAGCGGTAGCCCAGTAATTAATGGCGGTATTGACTATCCAGTAGCCGTTATTAACTTGGTTAACTACAACGCTATTGGCCTTAAAACGCTAAATGGTCCTTGGCCAAAAGCCCTTTATTTCAATCCCGGCGCAGATTCAGCTAATTTATTTTTATGGCCTAATCCAAGCCAGGGCGAAATGCATATGTTTGCCAAAACCGTATTTCAACGTTACGAAACCCTTTATGAAGATGTGGTGCTTCCACAGGGCTATTCAATGGCGTTGCGCTGGTGTTTAGCTGAACGTTTACTTCCTATGTACGGTAAAACCGATCCAGCTATTTTAGGCATGATTACTACGTATGCCGCCCAAGCTAAATCAACCGTTAAACGTACCAATATGCAACCAATGCAAGTATCACGTTACCAGGATGCATTGCTAATGAGCCGGGCAAAGGATGCTGGCTGGATTCTTACCGGTGGTTTTACTAATTAAGGTCAAGATATGCCCGATTTTGGATTTGTTGGCCCATCGTATGAAGCCCCGTCTATCTACCAAGATGCCCAGGAATGTATCAATTTTCGTCCTGAAATTGACCCATTAAAACAACCTGGTCAAAACGGGGTAATTGCCTTATATCCAACCCCAGGTTTAACCATTAAATGTATTTTAGATACTGGCGAAGTGCGTGGTATGCGTACTGTTTCCGGTGGCGATTATTTAGTGGCGGTATGCCAATCTGACGTTTACGTTATTGATTCCACGTTTAATCCGGTCCATATTGGGGCTTTAAACACCAGTTCAGGCATTGTTGGAATTACCGATAACGGCATAAATGTTTACATTGTGGATGGTCAATACCGTTATACCTGGCGTATTTCAAACCCAAACAATGCTGAATTTGTTGGTTCTATTAGCGGAACAACATTGACAGTAACATTAATGAAAAGCGGAACAATTGGCATTAATCAACAAGTGTTTTGCGATGGAATATTGCCGCAAACAGTTGTTACCGCATTAGGTACAGGCACGGGCGGCGTTGGGACTTATACAGTAAACCGTTCACAAACTATTGCTTCTGAAGATATTAATACTGCGGCCGTTGGTGCAGTTGTTACTGGAAGCATTTCAGGAACTACATTAACCGTTACTGCGGTTACTAGCGGCACTTTATATCCAGGTCAAACTATTACTGGAACTGGCATTGCTTTAGGAACCGTTATTACGGCCCTTGGCGGTACTGCGGCATTATCGTTTAGCATTACTGCGGCCGGCACCGGTTATGCCGTAGGTGACACTATTACGGTTACTGGTGGCGTTTATAGTCAACAAGCTACTTACACGGTAGCAACTATTGGTGGTAGCGGTGCGGTTACTGGCCTTACAACTATAAATAATGGCGTTTATTCAATAGTGCCAGGAACCCCATCAAGCACAACAACCAGCGGAAATGGTACAGGGTTAACCCTTACATTAACGTTTGGTACTGGTAACGGTGGGGCCGGAACTTATGTTGTTAGCACTACACAAACTGTAAGTTCTACTACCGTTTATGCGTTAAATTTTAGCGTATTGCCTACTAATGATGGCCCGTTTGAAGGTGCTGACGTAGTAGATACTGTTGACAATTATTTTGTTTATAACCGGCCTAATACGCAACAATTTGGTTCTTCAGACCCTTTATCGCCAATTTCTTCAGCATTAGCATTTAGTTCAAAAGATGGCGCACCGGATGATTTGGTATCGCTTATTGTGGACCATCGTGAAGTTTATTTAATGGGTGAAGTTTCCAGCGAAGTTTGGGTAAATAGCGGATTGTTCCCTTTTGCTTTTCAGCGTATTCCTGGGACATCCACCCAGCACGGTATAGCGGCCAAGTTTTCAATAGCTAGGGTAGGCAATTCGTTTGCTTACGTAAGCCGGAATATTCGTGGCCAGGCCCAAGTTATGATGATGAATGGGTACGTACCAACCCGTATATCAACCCACGCCGTAGAACAAACATTGACCGATCAATTTATTGATGATGCCAGGGCGTGGACCTATCAATTAGAAGGCCATGAAGTTTATGTAGTTAGCTTTCCAACCCTTGATTTAACTTGGGCTTTTGATATTTCCACGGGAATGTGGCATAAATGGCTTTGGGTAGATAATCAAAACGTTTATCACCGTCATCGTGGCAACTGCCATGCAAGCTTCCAAGGGCTTAATCTTGTTGGCGATTGGGAAAACGGCAACGTTTACCAATTAGATGCTTTAAATTACACCGATAATGGCGATGAAATACGTAGATTACGCCGGGCACCGCATTTAATTAGCGATTATCAACGCCAATATTTCCATGAATTACAGATACATTTCCAACCTGGCGTTGGTTTGCCTGATGGTTCTGCGCCCCAGGCTATGTTGCGCTGGTCAGATGATGGCGGTTCTACATGGTCCAATGAGCATTGGTCCAGCATTGGCGTACAAGGCGCATACCAAAACCGTGCAATTTGGCGTAGATTAGGCCAATCTAGGGATAGAATATTTGAAGTAGTAGTAACTGATCCAGTTAAAGCGGTAATAACTGCGGCCAACTTAAAAGCGGATGCTGGGGTTAACTAATGGCAAATACACCTGGAAATCAAGGCGGCGTTTGGGCAAATTCCCAAAATAACCCTTATCCACAATCACCATTTTTGGATGAACAAACTAAACGGCCAACAAGGGCGTGGCAACAGTTTTTTCTTGCAATACTAAACTTTACTTCAGCTAGTACGGCCACAACTGGTTCAGCGGCATTGCCGGCCAATCCAGTAGGTTTTATTAATATTACGGTTAACGGTCAACCCTATAAAGTTCCGTATTACAACCCATGAACCTTGTTTATGTAAACCCTTCTAAACAATTGGCGGTAAAAACGCAAATAGAGAATTTGCAAGCTGAATTATTGAAAATGTCACAAGCTGACATAGTTACAGAACATACGTTTTTGCCAGGGATTTATGAACGCAAAATTACAATACCGCCTTGGACCGTATTAACCGGCGCAGAACATAAAACCGATTACAAAATTAGGTTAGAAAAAGGCACTATTGCCGTAAACGTGGAAGATACAGTCAAAATGATGACTGCCCCTATGGAATTTGAAGCAAAAGCTGGGGCACAACGTGTTGGCCGTGTTTTTGAAGAAGAAGTAGTTTGGGTAGATATTTACGAAAACCCCGATAATTGCCAAGATTTAGCAGTTATTGAAGAACGTTTATATATTGTGCCGGAGTGCGGTTTAGGCGAAAATAGAGTTACATTACAAATTAAAAATGCAAAAGCAGAAAAGCTTTTGTTAGATCAAACATTAGAGGGGGAATTGCTATGTCAGGATGGGTAGCCGGTGCCGTAGTAGTTGGGTCAGTAGCTTCTAGCTATATGCAATCACAAGCCGCTGGTAAAGCCGCTGATCAATATGGCCAACAAGCAGAACGGGGTTTGCAATATAACCAAGCAATGTTTGACAAAATTAATGAACAAAACGCACCTTACCGGGCTACCGGCGAAAGAGGGGCAAATTTATACAACCAAATGGCTGACACCGGTTATTTAACTGCCCAGCCATCAATGGACGATTTGACTAGATTAATGCCAAATTACAAATTTGGATTAGATCAAGGTATGGGGCAATTAAATTCCCAACTTAATGCCGCTGGTGGATTAGTTAGTGGAAATGCAATACAAGGTGCCCAACAGTTTGCCCAAGGATATGCTGGAAATTCATTAATGGATGCATTTAATGCTTATCAAGCAAACCGTTCAAACGTAGTTAGTAATGTAAATGCTCTTACAAACGTAGGACAACAAGCTAATGCAACAACGGCAACTGCCGCTAGTGGGGCTACCGCTAATGCTTCTAATATGCTTTCAAGCATTGGTAATGCACAAGCGGCTGGAACAATGGGCCAAGCTAATGCGTATGCTAGTGGTTTAAATAATATTAGCAATTACGCAATGCTTTACGGTATGCGAAAAACTGGTTAATTTTTTTTAAAGTTTAGGTGACAATATGGCTGGATTTACCGCAGATTTAAACCCAAAAGTTACTGGTATGTCATTAGCTGAAATAATGAAGGCTGGGGCATACGGTGCTGAAATGGACGTTCTTAACCGTCAAGCGGCAGTAGCACGGGAAAAAGAAAAAGAAATGCCAATAATTAAAAATTTTATGGCTGATCCTACAAATAAACTTTCAGATGGTTCTTTTGATTTAAAACAAATGCCAGCATTAATTTCTATTGCACCGTTAACTGGCCCTGATTATGCTGACAAAATTATTGGTTTAACTAAAAATCATATTGAAACTAATAAAGCTTTAAATTCACTATCTGAAGAAAACCGCAAACCTTTTGCCGCTATTTATGGCAATTACGGACAATTAGCGGCTAATGGGCAACCAGTAACAAACACCGAAATTATTGGATCGCTACAAAGATTAAAAGAGTTTTACCCACAATTATCGCAAGCGGCAGATGGTCAAATTAAAAGCTGGCAAGCCAGGCCTGAAAATTCAGTAATTGATGCACAGTCATTAATGAAATCCCGTAACGAATCATTAACGCCAACCCAGTTAATTGATCAATTTTCACCTAAAGCTGGTACTACAACTATTGGAAATCAAATTGTTGGAACGGTTACACAACCTTCCGTTGCTGGTGAACGTCCTACTGTTTCTACTGCCCCATTGGGCGGCGGCCAGGGTAGCGTTACACCTACGGGTGGCGCAACAACCGAACCTGGCGGTAAGGCATTGCCTAAGATAATTCAAGAAGATTCTTCTATGAGTTACACCGGCCCAGCTAATCCATTAAATCTTAATAAATTTCAAGAAGAAGCTTATTCAAAAGGTAAAGCCAATGTTACAGAAGCTAACATGGCCACTAAAACCATTAAAGATTTAGCTTTAAGTGTTGATAAAGTAGAGCAATACTTAGCCAGCGCAAGCGGTTCTAAAGTTTTCCAAATGGCTCGCCAGGGCGGCAAATATGTATTTGGTGATGCTGAATTGGATTCATTGGTTAAAAATATTGCCCAGGTTCAGGCTAGAAACGCCCAGGTTATGGGATTGGATAAAACTGATTCTTCCCGTGAATTAAACGCCAAGCTTTCCGGTAGTGAAAACATTGATGAAAAGGCCCTTGCTGGCGTAATGCAACAAGTTAAAGCTGAAACAAAAGCGGCAGAACTTTACACCCAAGGACTTAATAAATTTGTTGAAAAACGTGGTGACGTTAACGGTTACATTCAGCAACAAAAATTCCAAAACAAATGGGCCGAACATTATGACCCACGTATTTTCCAAATTGATAACATTGCTGAATCAAAATTGCCTGAAGCTGAAAAACAAGCAAGAATTGATCAAATTACTGGAAGAATGACTGAAGCGCAATTTAAAAAATTAAGACAAGATTCCGTAGTTTTGCATCGTTTAGCTAAAGGTCAATATCAATAATGGCTAATACAACTTTTGATGAAGAATTGGACTTGGTTCCGGGGCTTAAATATTTAAAAAATAAATTTGTTACTGTAAGCCCAGCACCGGCTGAATTTAACAATGCAAAACCTATTGAAACACCAAAAGTTGATTTAGAAAAACTTGATCCGGCCCTTAGAGAACGTATTGATATTGCGGCCCGTGATTGGATTGCTAATAAAGAATTAAACCCAAAAGGTGAGCCATTACCTATTACTAGCGGATTTCGTGATTTTTCAAAACAATCCGAATTGTTTTCCCAGCGTAATACAAACCCTAATTTAGTTGCGCCGCCAGGATATAGCAGTCACGAAAAAGGCATGGGCATTGATATTTTGCCTGGCGTTCCTGATTCTTTTTTAGCTACTTATGGTTTGCATCGTCCATATGGTGCAAAAGACCCGGTTCACGTAGAAATTAATCCTAAAGCCAGTTGGCAGTCACCAGTAGATTTAACTGGTGATGATGATTTAGGCATACCAGGGTTTAAATATACAAGCCGCCAAGGCGTTTATGCGCCATCTACTAGGGAAGCGGTTAGCGATCAATTTAGTAATGCTAGAAACCAACTAACCAGTTCTGATTACTACACAAATACATTGCCTAAACAAGCCGCCGCATTAGGTGACGTGCTTTATGGTTCAATCCCGGCCGCAGTTAAATTTGTAGGTGAACCGTTTGCCAAATTAATTGATAAATTTGGCGATACAAAAATAGCTACTGAAGCCCTAGATAAAATTACACAATTTGCTGAACGTCCTATTGGTAAAGCTTTTGGCATTACTAATGACCCAGCATACAATTCTGAAGCCGCTAATCGTTTTATGGATTATGTTGGCAAAAACATGGATAAAGGCGCAGATTACATTGCTAAAGAAACTGGCATGAATAAATCTGATGTAGCCTGGTTTATGAACGCCGCCACAATTGGTGCCGGTGCATTAACATATAAAGGTGGAAAAAAAGCATATGAAACTGGTACAGAAGTATTACCTAAAGCTAAAGAACAACTTGCAACTCAATATGAAACTGTTAAAGGAAAAGTTCAAGAAAAATTCCCAAGCTTAAAAGGGGAAGAAAACCCCAATTTGCGTAGCGTAGGTGCCGCTGAATTAAGTGCCGGCCAATTGCGCCAGGCTAAAGCCCGTGAATTACTTGTGCCTATGGATTTACCACGTGACATTGTTACCCGTAATTTTCAAGATATTAACTGGGCACGTGAAAAAGCTAAAGATGCAATTACTGGTGAGCCGTTACGTCAAAATTATTCCAAGCTTAATAAAGAACTTATTGATAACCTTGATGCTGAAATTTACGCAACTGGTGCCCAAAAAACAGGCGTTGACCGTAGCGATCTTGGCCAAGATTTTGTTACGGTTACAAATAACTATAAAAATTTGCGTAAACAAGAAAAAGATGCCGCTTATACGGCCGCTGATGTTGCCGGGGAAACTTTACAACAAGTTCCCTATAAACCAATTCTTGATTACATAGAAAACATTAAAACTAAACGTCCTACTCAATACGATCAAAACCCCATTCTTAAAATGGTAGAAGAAGATTTAAAAGCCAATGATATTGATAAAGTTGGTTCAGTTAATTTGCGGCAATTAGAAGATGTACGTGCATTAATTAATGCTGAAACTGAATTTGGCACTTCTAACGGGTTCCACGGCGGCAAAATACGTAATGAAATTGATAATATTACTAAAGATGCTGGCGGCACTTTGTATAAAGAAGCCAGGGCATTAAATAATCGTTACATGAAAGAGTTTGAAGAAAACCCAGCAATTTCTAATATTACTGCTATTAAAAAAGGCACAACTGAACGTAGGGTTCCTATTGAAACTTTAGTAGAAGATTCAATGCTTAAAGGACCTAAATCTAGGGTAGAAGAAATCTTTAAAACTCTTGAAAAAGCCGGTCCTGAAGGCCAAGCCATGATTAATGAATTGCGTGGCGTAGTAGCAGAACAAATTAAAAATGAAGCAATTAAAGGCGTAAGCCGGGATATTAATGGCAATCCTATTGTTACGCCAACCGGCCTAAACAATATGATTACTAAGCTTGATAAATCAGGAAAGCTTGACCTTATATTTGGTAAAAAAGGCGCAGAACGTTATCGCACATTAAATGATGTAGCAATTGACGTTAAAACCGTGCCTGAAGGTTCTGTTAATTATTCCGGTTCTGCCGCACAATTTAAAAATTTAGCGGCACAAATTGCAACTGACGTAGCTACTTCTGCAATTGCTGGTGTTCCAGCACCAGTAACAACTGTTGGAACATTGCTTTATAAAAACCGCAAAAACAAGCAAGAACTCAATAAAATAAGTGAATTTATTAATTACGGTAAGGAACAAAAATAATGCCATCGGTCCTTTTATCCCCAGTTGGCAATGGCCAACAATTTTTTGACAATAACGGCATACCAAATGCTGGTGGATTGATATATACCTACCAGGCTGGATCAAGTACGCCATTGTCAACCTATACAACAGTAGATGGAACTATTGCTAATAGCAATCCTATTGTTTTAGATGCTTACGGTAGAACGCCAAGTGAAATTTGGATGCAAACCGGTTATAGCTATAAATTTATTATTCAAACTGCTGATGCGGTTACATTGCAAACTTTAGATAATTTATATCCAATATTGCAAAATGCCCCAGCGGTATCGGCCGCATTTATTACTGGCATGATTATTATTTGGTCAGGTAGTTTAGGTTCCATTCCATCCGGATGGGTGCTTTGCGATGGTACCAATTCAACCCCGGATTTACGCAACCGATTTGTTATTGCCGCTGGATCAACTTATGCAGTAGGTGCAACTGGCGGTTCTGCTGATTCAATTGTTGTAAGCCATACCCATACATTAACTGATCCTGGCCACAATCATATTATTTCAAGCAATGTTAGCAATGTACCAACAAACGGAAACCAAGCACCATTTCCAAGCAATACTGGCGTTACTGTTTCATCAACAGAAACAACTGGAATTACATTAGCTTCAGCCGGAACTAGCGGTACAAATGCTAATTTGCCACCATACTACGCATTAGCGTACATTATGAAAACATAATCATGGAAGATGGAAAAATAGATTTAGTGCGCTATGGGGTTCTTTGGCAAAAAGTAGAAAATTACGAAGATAAATTTGATGCAATGCAAAAGAAAATGGATAAGATGGAAACCAACATAGAAAAATTATTAGAAAACCAAGCCCATCAAAAAGGGGCCAGTTGGTTAGCTATTGGGATATTAACTTCATTAAGCACCCTGGGCGGCTGGGCGGTGCATTGGTTAACCAACAAATAGGACGGTAAAAGAAAGTGAACCGGAATGTCAGACCCGTTTGGATTAACAGAAGGAGTAAAAACTCTTTCCGGTAGCTTTGATAAAAGCCGGGAAGCCGCTAAAAGTTTATCCAAAAGTATTGAAGGAATTCAGCAAGACGGTACAGATATAGCGCAACAAAAAGCCCAAGAAAGACGTAGGGCCGCACGGGAAGCAGAGTTTAAGAAACAAACGGCATTAATTAAAGCATTAGAAGATTGGCAAAAAAAGAAACAAATTAGCGACCAGGAAGCAAAAGTTAAAATTGATTTTGTAAAAAAGTACGGTGCAAAAGAGTGGGAAGCGGTATTAAAAATTAAGCTGGATATTGAAAACATGGAACGTAAGGCCAATGAAGATTTTCAGCATGATTTAAAAGACGTAAGAAGGGTACAGATATGGTGTTTTGTAGCGGCCTTAATTGTTACCTTATGGCTAAAATTTATTTTGAAAGCTTTTTAAATGAGTGACTATATTGAATCTGCTAAAGAAGTAGCTGGTAAATCAATCGGCAAACAAGGCCTTTTCTACATTACTTTTATTGTTGTTATAGGCGTAGGCGCATCAATTGTGCTGGAAGAAAGTAAGATGGCCGCAGTTATGGGATTGTTAGGCGCATCGCTTACTGCCCTGATTTCTATGCTTAACGGCGTTGCCGGGGCTACTCCAAAACAAGATAAACCTGAATTTGAAATTATGAAGGAATTGATTGTTCGTTTAGACAAAATGGCTGATCGTGACCCAATGAACGTTGTGGTAGATAAAGACCGGGTTCTTATTAGTAAGGGCACTAACGAAACCGTAATAGGAAAATAATATGTTAGGACTAGATACCATTGTTGGCGTAGGAATGAAGCTAATTGACAAGCTTATTCCTGATCCAGCCGCCAAAGCACAAGCCCAATTAGAATTAGCCAAACTGGCCCAGGAAGGCAAACTAGCGGAAATACAAGCTGATACCGCAGAAGCCCAAGAAGTGACTAAACGGGCAGAAGCGGATATGGCTAGTGATAGTTGGTTATCCAAAAACATTCGCCCTATGACGTTGATTTTTATATTGGGCGGCTATTTTGTTTTTGCCATGATGTCAGCGTTTGGTAATAACGCTAATGAAAAATATGTAGAACTGTTAGGCCAATGGGGAATGTTGGTAATGTCATTTTATTTTGGTGGCCGTACCCTTGAAAAAATCATGGATATGAAAGCTAAAAAAAATGATTGAATCCCAATTATTAGCTTTAAAAATAGAAGGTAAATGGCTTGAACCATTGTTAGAAACTTTTGAAAAATACGACATAAGCACTTTTAAACGCCAGGCGTGTTTTTTGGGCCAGGTAATGCACGAAAGCGGATCATTTAAGTTCACTAAAGAAAACTTGAATTATTCAGCTAAAGCTTTAATGGCAACCTGGCCAAGCCGTTTTCCTGACCTAGAAATTGCCAGCCAATTTGAACGCCAACCGGAAAAAATAGCCAATAAAGTGTATTCCGGCCGCATGGGCAATACTGAAGATGGCGATGGCGCAAAATACATAGGGCGTGGATTAATTCAGGTTACGGGTAAAGAGAACTATACGCATTGTGGTGAAGCTTTAGGACTAGACTTGGTAGCTAACCCCCAACTATTGGAAGAACCCCGTTACGCCGCTTTATCGGCCGGCTGGTTTTGGAATAAAAAAGGGTTAAATGCTTTGGCTGATGAAGGCACTAAAGATAGTTTTGAAGTAATGACTAAACGTATTAATGGTGGATTACTGGGGCTTGATGACCGGAAATCTAAGATGATTGAGGTACTTAAAGCACTAGGGGCACAAAATGGCTGATAAATTCTATAAAGAAACAAAAGCGCACGAAAAACGTGAAGATCAACAACAAATTACATTGCGTAATACTGTTTACAACTTAAAAAAAGAACTTAAAAAACATGAAAGTGAGCCTATGAACAAGGCCCACCCTAAGACTAAATAAGTTGAATTAATTTCTTTTCGTTTTCCTGGGTTTCTCTAGCAAGTTCCCAAGCCATGCGCCAAATAGTTAGCGCAGTTGATCCTTCATAAGAAAAATCAGGAAAACGTTGGATAAAACAATCATCACAAATGTTTTTATCTTTTTCAATCCAAACTCTATCGTCAATTTTTTTAATTTTTTTCATTTAATTCTCGCTACTTTAGCCCGGCGCAATACTTGTTCGTATTGTTCCTTGGCCCGATCATCTAATTTACGCATAGGCAGATTTTGCCAATAAGCCCATTTATCTTTGTATTCTTGCATTTCTGAAGGGGGCACCCAGCCGGCTAAACGCCATCTAATGGTTATATCGGTGCCGCTGGTGGTCCAAATATGTTCGTTCATTTTTTTCCCTTAATATCTATGTTTAGGCATACAAGTTACTTCTACCGGAATGTCGGCGGTAAAACCGTTAATCTGCCGTTTAGTAGTAATTACATGGGCACGTAGGCCAGCACCCTCACATTCAGTAACCCCATTAATAACTTCATTCCTGGTTAATGCGGCTACTTGTTTATCTAATATTAACTGCTGGGAAGGGGCTTGGCTATATACCGTGCCGGAAGTGCTACTGCACCCGGTTAAAAACAACAATGCCAGGACAAATCCAACAAACATGGCACCTATTAACACGTCACTAGCTATTTTTTTGTATTTGCGAATACGGGCACGTTTAGCTTCTTCTACAAGCAATTTGTTATAAGCTTCCCGATCACCCCAACCCTTATCTGCCATGCGTTGTAGGTTAGCTTGTTTGTTTTGGTAAGCCCAATAAGCTTCTGCTTGTTTTTCTTCATTATTCATTTCAATTCCTTTATTTATCACCGCAACATTGCGGTATTTGTTAATTTACTAAAGATTACTTTAGTTGTAAAGCGCAATTGTGCATATAAACAACGTAAGGCGTGAATTTGGCAAACTGTTACTAATTGGGTGGAAACTGGAAAAAACCCCAAATTGTTGCATCCTTCAACGTCCAGTTAACCGCCCTTACGTTATCTGCAAATAGTTACCCATTGGCAACCGCCGCCACCGCAAACGTATTGTTGCCAGCATTGTGCTTGCTGGGCCACGGCAAAACCAACTACAAAAAGTGTTGCAAACGCTAATAGTGCTTTTTTCATGATGGTTCCTTTACTTGTGATTGTTTTTTAACTGCCAAAATTCCAACAACTTAGTAAACATAAGCCAGGAACGGTCCAAATCTTCAGGTTCATGTTCCACTACTTTTACCCCGGTAAACTGGGTAATTCCGTTAACCATTTTGTAACCAACAAATACATTGGCACAACGGGCTTTAGGCATATTAAAACCCATGCGGTAAGCCGCTAATTGCATGGCGTGTTCGGGCCATATATCGGCCTTGGATATATCTTCTGTTTCTTTGGTTTTAATGTCAATTGCAACGCCATCAAAATCATGCCTGGATTTGGCTATTAAATCGGCCTTACCACCGTACCCAAGGGGATGGGCAAAGGATAGTTCCGGCAATAGTAAAAGCGGCCCAAAATGCGCTTTAATGGCTTCCTCAACCGGCCGGCACATTGGCATAGCTTCAGGTATCAACGCACCTTCAAAAAACGCCTGAATTGTTGCGTGAATGGCCGTACCACGGTCAGCGGCAATGCGGCCAGTAGCTTTGGAATCTTGCATAACACGGGATAGCCAATCCGATTCAGGTTCATCCGGTTTCCTGGGTAACGTTAAAGCGGCTAAAAGGACTTGTTGTTGTTTCCATGTATCAAGGCCTGGTTTCGCCGCAACTCCAATAATTCCTGAAACGCTAGGGCAAAGGTCAAGTGATCTTGCATCCCGTAACGTTGTTGGGCGTTGCTGGCCGTTCTTGGCAGTAACAGAATATGCTGGGTTTCCTTCACGATCATACCAATGCCCACTTTCCGATTGACGTTCTTTAATTATCATTGTTTTGGTTTTCTTCCACGTTTTGGTTTTTCAAATTCAATTGTTATTGGCAAAACTGGTTCTATCTGAACCGGTGTAATAACAACAACTTTGCTTTCGTATTCACCGCACCAATCATGCTGGCTTTTGTTTGCCGTTTGGGGAAAACGTTTACATACACCGTATGTATCGTTAACTTGACCGGCATACCATTTACAGTCAATGCATTTCATTTATTCACCTAATGTTTGTAAGATTAATTTTCTATCTTTTGGGTCCTTAACCAGGCAAGCCGCTTCAGTAACTAAAGCCCTGGTGAACTTGGATAAAGCTTCATAACTGAAACCAATGATTTCAGTTTCTTCATCGTGGCCTATATCCTGATGGGTTTTAACCGTATAGTGATCACAAACAATAAACTTAACCATTGGCTTCATAGTGCCCCCTAAAATGGAATATCGTCATCAATCAATTCTGACGGCGCAGAACTAACAACTGGTGCATTAGGTTCAAACGTATTGCGGTATTCGGCAGACTTCTTAATAACGCCTTGCATACCTTCTGAAAGCTTGTTGAACTTATCTTGATCAAACGGATCAAGGGTAAAAATTAATAAATCATTTACGCCAACGGGTTCGCCAAGCTTTTTCAATGCTGATGGCACCTGGCTAATCCCGGCAATGTTGGCGTACTCTTTACCGTCATACGTGGAATGGGTAACTGAAACCATGCAGTATTTGCCCAGCAAGACTTCCAGGTTAAAGCCGTCCAGTTCTTCCTGGGTAAATGCTTTACCACGCCAGGCTTCTAAATCCTTACGTAATGTGGCTTTTTCGTCCAGGGATAGCGTATAGCGTTTAGATACAATTAGTGGCTTACCGTCAGCGGTTTGCAATGGCTGGCCATCGTTATCTTCACCATGCAATTCAAACATTGCAATAATTTTGCGTTGCATTTTTTTCTTACCCATCCATTCGGTAGTTTGCGTACCGATGTCAATGATGCGGTAAAGACGGGCCAAGAAACTGCCGGCTGGTGGTAGTTTAAAGTCACTACCGGAACTGGTTTGTTTTGCAATAATCATTTTATTTTCCATTTCCAAAAATGTTTCCAAAATCGTTGATCACGTCACGTAACAATGGGTTAACGTGACTATTTCGTGGTTTGCCACAAGCTTGACGTATGCAGTCAATTTGTTCTTGGCTTAAAAATTCATTACTAAATTCCATGTCATCTAACGCTTTTTCCAGGAATTCTTCATGTTCTAACATTAACTGGTTTAATTCTGCATTCATGTTATTTCCTTATTTATCACGGCAACATTGCCGTACTTACAAATGTAAAGTAAAATTTAGTTGTTGTAAAGTAATATTTAGCAAAAAAGGAAAATAAATGACTGATGCACAACTAATTGACCTACTGGGCCGGCCAGCAAAAGTAGCAAAGCTATGTGGCGTAACGGTCCAGGCGGTGTGTCAATGGCGCAACAATAATGCAATTCCGGCCGCACCGTTGATGCTGATAGCCGCAACAATAGAAAAAGAATCATCCGGCCTTGTTACCAGGAAAGACCTTTTTCCTAAGACTTGGCAAATTATTTGGCCGGAGTTAAGCACGATTTAGTTTTATGATATAGTTACCGTATTGAGGAATTGAACACTCGATACCGTAGGGCTTTAGAGGTAGTTTTGTGGGTTTAGGAAATAAGATAAGAGGTATTTTCTAAGCCGTTCAATCACAGAATTACCCCTAAAGCCCTTTTTCTTTTTGTACCGTTCAATCGGACTTCCCCCGATAGCAATGCGGTTAGATCGCCGGCTGGAAAGAATAGATTGGCCTACCAGCACCCGGTATGCGCCACGTAGGCTTAAATGGGCACTACACAAGTTTTAAGGGACAACGGTGATAGACAACCCTTTAAACGATTGAACATTAACTTAGGTAGCATTAGTTCAGGTACAGGCAATAACTTCTTGAATGGATGATGGGCTTATCACCCTTGGGGAACCTATGTGTAAAAAAACAACATTAGGGAATATCCTAATAAAAATATATTTGACAACTAAAGAAAACTTTAGTAAATTATATATACGGTCAAGTGATCGTGATTAGAAAAGGAAAACAAAATGTACGAAAAAGCACTTAAAGATTTTAGAAATTTAATTACCGTTAACCGGGATGACCTTGATGGCACCATTGCCCACCTAGTGTTTCGTGCCCAGCATGAACTAGACCTAGAAGATGAAGGCGAAAACGAATACATAGAGTTTGAATTGCCTAAAGGCGAATATGCCAAATTGACCAAGTTTGTTAAAAAATGGACGGGCAAATAATCATGGCATATATGAGCAAAGAAAACGCCGCATTGATCCGCAACGCCCTTAAAACGGCGTTTCCAAACATCAAATTTGCGGTACGTAAAGATACCCACTCAATCCATGTAACTATCGTTTCTAGCGACATTGATTTTAGTATGCTAGATACCCTGGCAACCTGGAACCATAAGGGCTACGCCCAAATCAACGAATACCACCTTGAATTTTATGGCCAGCACCAGCCATTGTTTGCCAAGATTATTGACATTATCAAAACGGCCCCGGCCGATAAATGGTATGACCGTTCCGATTCAATGACGGATTATTTTGATACTGCCTTTTACATTCATTTAAACGTAGGCGCATGGGACAAACCATACGTTTATGTTGCAAACAAACAGGCCGCATAATGTTTGATCAATTTTGGAAACATTACCCCAGGAAGGTAGCTAAACGTGCCGCCCTGGGGGCGTTTAACCGCCTTACTAAAGACGAACAAGCCCAGGCCGTAGAAGCCATTGAGGACCACGTTGCGTATTGGAAACTGAAGGGTACTGAAATGGATTTTATACCCCATGCAAGCACGTGGATTAACCAGGGCCGGTTTGAAGATGAACTGGATATGACCCCAAAAGAAGTAAAGCGGCCTTCACTACCCTGGTATAGTAATGATGAATTAACTTTGGCCAAAGGCCGGGAACTAGGGTTAAACGCATATGCCGGAGAATCAATGGGGCAGTACCGACAACGAATCAGCCAAGCAATTGGAAAGGCATCGGTATGAATGTGAAATCAGACAGTTACTTATTTACCGTGCCCAGCTTGGGCTTACCGGTTTTAGGCGTTTTTTTGCTAATCCTAGTTTTGATAAACGCCGCCAGCAAATTGCGGGGGATTTTTACGATCAATGGAAAAAAGGCAACCGTGGT